ACAATCATGCATAACGTAATTTTTGGTTTCATTACAAATCCTTTTTATCTTTATTTATACGATACCACAGACACTCAAAAGTTCATCGGTTCTATTAAAAACATCAAAGTATAAATTCATATTTTTCACAGACATAATCTATAAGAGGTTTCATTACATGATAATTTTCTTTCATTGGACGAAGCATATTTGCTTCTGTGTAAAATCCAGAAAATAATTTATCAATGTCTATAGAAAACCAACTCCTGTCAATCCAATGAATCCTAGAATCTAAATGCCTATTCTCATCTCTTCTCAGATTTTGAACATTTCCAGAATATTCACTCAAATAAACTCTAAGAACAGATTCATCTGAAAAATTGGTAAATGGTTGATTCATTATATTTTCTTTATCATCAAATACCCTCATACCAATTAATCTTTTTACAAAGTTTTCATATGACAAATTCTCTGTTTTATAAACAGACTGAAAAATATATCCCTCTGCCGTAGTCGGAACCATAGGTGCTTTACCCTTTGAACTATTATCTGTATATACTTCAGATCCAACCAAACAAATATGATCCTTTCTTCTTTTCATCAAAAGATCAAATAAGTAATTTCTTTGCAAAGGAATAGTATCAATGTCATGTATAGAACAAACAGCACTCTCCTGTAAACTTGCATGATATGTTCTGCAAATTTTTCCTTGATTGCTTTTGGGTATACCTTGAATTAAAGGATACAGTGTAACTTTACCATAAGATTTTATTTTATCTATTAATGGATCATTATCTTTTTTATCAGTGACTAAAGCAAGTTCGACCTCAACATCAGGAAAAAATTTAAACCAAGCAGAAGTAACAACTGGCCAAAAATTTAAAAAAGTAGGTTCGTCATCACAACTAACTATAACCTTATCAAATGGTATTTTGGTTTTCATTAAACTTTCTCCTGAGAAAACACAAATCGCGATTTTGTCCAGTCCCCAAGTTATTTTCTCTTATTTCTAATATTTCGTAATTAGTGTTGTTCTCTAAAAATTTCAGTGTCCCAGACTTAACTTGAGATACATCAGTTTCCCTACTCCAGTCATCTAAACAAACATATTTTACTTTAAGTCTGTCAACTAAAGATAAATCATTTATAATATTTTCTTCTCTTTGTAAACCATCTACAAAACAAAAAATTATATCACCTATTTTTTCTAATTCATCAAACAAAGTTTTATCATCTGATCTTTTCTGTACAAGAATAATTTTATCTTGATACTCACTAACATTACTTTTCCACTTTTCCAACGGATATGGAATTATGTAACTAGGATGAATATCTTCATCGTCCCATGATTTCTCAAAAGGATCAACGACTATTACCATTTTAGATGATGGCAGTTGACAGAATAATTTTGTATTATATCCCTCTCCTGCACCTATTTCCATTATACAACCAAATTCATCTTTTAAGAGTTCGGTTAAATATTTTTCATTCATTATCATATTCATAACATTTCAAATATTGGTTTTTTGTCTTGATTATCTTGAAATATAACTTCCATGTTATCAGGAAAAAGTTTCATGTCAAGATATGTTTTTCCACTAGGTCCAGAAAGATATTTAGTTGCACCGTAATGTTTGCATAGATCAACTAGTCTCTCAGTACTTTTAAGACTTGTTGGATAATCTAAAACAATTTTTGTTTTTATATTCATCATATAACATAATTGTTTAATTATGTTGACATTAGTATCGAATAATCTGTCACAGATATAGTTATCTATTCTGTTTAAAATATCGGAATATTCATTCAGATTGCTTTTTATTCTATTCCAATCTTTTTCATAATTAACATATTTTTTATTAACTATGGGTTCGAGTCCTTTGTTAACACTCATCGTCTGCCATCTGCCTTTTATATTAAAACGATTTTGAAAATTATTTTTCTCAAACTGACAGTGACCCATAATTACAAAAATATCTGATTGTTCAATCTTCTGGAAAAAAGGATACCAAGGAATAAAATTAGGTTGGTGAATTGAAATTACCATTAAACCACTCCTTGAATTGTTCAAAATTGAACTCCCTGTGATGAAGATACCACAACCTATGGGAAGGATCAAAATTGTTGTACTCCATACATTTCCAACCTTCTTCAAACTTAACTAATTTTATTCCATGCTCTTCGCATATGTTTTCGGTATCAGCATTCCATTTATTAAATGGTGGTACAAATATTTTTGCATTAACTAAACTACAACTAACAAGAATGCTCATTTCTTGAACATCCTTAGAAAGAAGTCTATGATCAACATGAACAAGCCCATGACCAGCATGAATTACATCACTAATATTTTCTGGTAATCCACATTTCTGAACACCATAAAATAATCTATGATCACTATAAGCATTAAGTATCTTTGGAAAAATTCTCTGTGAGTTTTTTCCATTTTCACCACTCATGTCATGGACCAACGGAGAAAAACAAAATATAACTTCACAATCACTAAATTTTTCTTTTAACCAGTTTGCCATCTTATTGGCAAGGTTCATATCTGCATTAACACAAATATCATCAAATCTAAAAGTGTAACTAGTCACAATTTCTCCTTAGAACCGTAAATTGATGAGTGTTTGTTTTCTCATCAGTACCCTCATGACAAATATTGAAGTTATGTTTCTCTACGAAATAATCAACAATTCTTTTTTCATCTTCTCTGTATGTATCATCAACTACAATAATACCATCTTCACTTAATTTAAACAATTCATAGTTTTGAATAACATTCGATCTTTTTCCACCATCACTAGAAAGCGGTCCATCTATAAATAGAAGATCAATTTTTTCTGGAAGTTTTTCTTTTAATGGATTCGTGTCATACCAATTATTAAAAATTGGGGAATAAATGTAAGTAGCAGATTCAAAATAATTAACATATTTACTATTACTTTCAATTGAAAACAATTTCCACCTCTCAGATAATAATTTAGTGCTAATATTACCTGCGCCTATTTCTACTATTACCTTTCCTTCTTCCAAATTATTTTTTATCCAAGAATAACAATTCTCAGTAATAGATGAACCTCCAAAATTCATGACTTCTCCAATGCTTTCAAATCGCTTTCCCAGTTTCCGCCATAGTTGTCATTCTCATCGAATACTTGACCAACAAATTTTACCATAGGATCATCTTCTCGTTTCATGGGAAAAGGAATGTTCTCATAGAACTCATCGTGAACACATCTATCTTGAGCGATCATTGGATAGATCTGTCGCAAGAAATATTGATCACTACCTTTCAGATCCTTCTGTGTCTTCAGCCATTTTTCTGCCATAAACTGCATGTCTGGAAGCAGAACTGGTTTGCATCCCCACATACCTCCCATGATTGGAGTGTTGTGGTAAGGATGATCCCGCATGATATGAAGACGCTTCCCACTCTCAATCCATTCATCCACTGCTGCCTTCTCTCGAACACCCAAGCGACTATCCGTATCACGAACGATCACATATTCGACAGATGAATCCCATGCAGGCTCAAATCTCCAGAACATAGAGTGTGGAGTCCCTGGCGAATCACGAAACACAACTTCCGTGTTTGACATAGATCTCAGACGATCTGTAATCTCAGAAGGAACAGTATTACCAACGTAATACCGACATGTCCATTCTGGATAGATGTCTGCTGCTATCTCCGCGTTTCTAATCGCACCAACAGTGTAAAGAGGATTATCACCCCAAAGAGAAAATGCTATGAGTCTCATTTTAGAATCGACTCCGTTTCTTTACTACTATAAAGGTATTGATGCAAAACCTTGTCAATAAAAACTTGACTCTTTACCTTGGGATATAGTCTAAGCAACCAGTCTGCATCTTCACATGACTGACCGTTCGAGTCATACTTTTCTCTGAACTTTTCAGACTTGGATATTTCCGACTTGAACGGACACATATGAAAAGGAGGTCGCTTGAGGTCGTTGAAACTTATTCCATTAAATCGAAGTTGTTCCATTGGTGACCATTGATGGTTGATGTCAAAGTAAACATCGAAAGGATATCCATTGTAGTTACAATGTTGTTTAAAACAGATAACATCAGGATTCTCATCAATCGCTTTTAGAACTGAAGGAACATAATCTTCTGTGATGAAATCATCGTCATCTAGGAAACAAATATAATCACCTCTAGCCATCTCTAGAAGTTCATTACGTTTCTCGTAGATGTGAAAAGACTTGTTATCAAGAAGAGACAAAATCTCTACATCATTATCTTTGATCTGAGATTCTAATCTTGAAATAAGTTTTTGAAGTTTCTCAATCCTAGATGGAATTGAAAGTATCAGAATACTAAGTTTTATTTGCTGAGGATCTTTGGGCATAATGTTCAATCACTTTCTTATAAATTCTCTCATCAAAATTAGCAAACTCTATCGCTCGTTTCTTATTCTCATGCACAATGTTTAGTCTATCATGATAATACTCTGGTGTCAAGGCGTTTACCTTTTCCACTAATTCATCAATCGTTTGGAAAGTTATAATACCCTCTGGATTAAAGTAGTCTTCTATGTTAGGACATCCCCAATATATTGGCATAGTCTCTGATAGAAAAGCATCCACTATCTTTTCACTGAAGTAATGACCAACAGAATGATTCTCTATACAAACATGATAGATGCTATCGAACAAAGGTTCCTTCTCTCCGTTTGGCAAAGGAAAAGAATCTCTAGCATCTGGAAAAAAACATTTAGTGCTGGTGTAAAAACTTCTAGGAATCTTTATATCAAACTGTCTTTGCCACAACTGTCTTCTTAAATTGTAACCAGGTCGATCAATTCTATACCATGATGCAAGAAAACTCACTCCAAACTTTTTGTTATTGTTACGAAAAACTTCGACATCATCCTCATAACACCCCAACCCGTCTGGATGATTTATCTTTCCTCGGTTTAACCAAGTACTTCCATACGGGAACAGTATTGCATTAGGACAAAAGGTTATGATATAGTCATCTGCACAAAGAATCAGATCATATCTTTGATGATATCGAATCACATCATCAACTGTTGATCTGTTTGGAGACATCATTGATTCATTGGAAAGAACTAAAACTTTGAACGAGTTTTCGTCGTCAAAAGTTTCCATTCTTGTAAAGTGAATTTCTACTGGAAATTCATACTTTAAATCTGGGCGATAAAGATATTCTCCGTTCTTTATAACAGGGTCATATAGCATTTAGAGTGTCCGTTAAATAATCTACCATGTCATTATTTATTGTGTGATTATTACCAACGTAAATTCCGTTGTTGTGAATATATGAAGAGTTCTTATCATAGCGTTTCATGTTAACACTCTTCATAAATGGATGCTCATACAAACTACCAGCGATTATTGGTCGAATATGAATTTTGTTTTCTAGTAATGTTTTCTTAACTTCAGAGATTCTACCATCTTTTCTGATTACAGGAAAACAGAAGTTGGACATCCCAGTTCGATCAAAGTTATTTTCATACTTGTTTCCATCTAGTCTGTCACAAAATCTAAAATAGTTTTCATTTCTAATTTCTATTCTACTGTCCAGATCTTCTATCTGCTTCATACCAAGTATGGCATTGATCTCGGTAGATCTCATGTTGAAGCCTGGAATCAAGAAAGTAAAATTAGGATCTACCATCTCTTCAAGATGTTCCTGTTGCATTTCTTGAGGCAACTCTCTCATGAGTCCATGTGAACGGAGAAGAAGAAGTCTCTTGTAAATAGACTCATCATTAGTACAAACCATACCACCTTCAATGGTGGTCATATGATGACCATAGTAGAAAGAAAATGATGAGGTTTTACCAAAGTTACCAACCTTTGTTCCCTTGTAGTTTGCACCGTGCGCTTCACAGCAATCTTCTAGAATTGTTACACCATACATGTCACAGAGTTGTTGTAGTTCCTCGGAATAACAATTAAACCCCAGAAGGTGAACTAAGAAAAGATACTTCGGGGATTGATTCCTAAAAATCTCTTCGAGTACGTTTAGATCGGGTGCAAAGTTATTCAGATTTACATCACACAATTGAAGGTGATCATTTTTCAACATGATAGGAGAAACTGTTGTTGACCATGTGCAAGCAGAGGAAACCCAGAGTGCTTTACCATGATCTGGCTCAACAGCATTCACTGCAAGAAAATTTGCAGATGATCCAGAGTTACAAAAAACGGAATACTTACATCCTTGCCAGTTTGACCACGCATTCTCAAACCGTTTAATGTTTTCGCCATAGGTTAATTTATTACCAGACAGAATAAAGTTAGACATCTCCTCCAGATGATCTTGAGGAATTGCTTCATCCATCAACTTCCATTCATCAAAAATCTTTGTCATTTTCTAGCCTTTTTATAGTTTTTCACAAACCAATTTACTGTTTGCCTGATACCACTTTCCAACGTAGTAAACTCTGGATTCATCAGTTTCTTTAACTTAGAAGAGTCTGATGGTTTTCTGAATTGTCCAGACATCTCACCATTATAAGTGACTTCTCCCTTAAATTCAAATTCTTTTCTTATCAATTCTACTACATCGCCTATTTCATACTCTTCATCTGGAGAAATTATCAAAGGTTCTTGCTCATTATAGTTGTCCATTACCCATGCAACGATCTGGTGAAGGTCATTCGCAAAAAGAAACTCTCTTTTTTCTCTACCAGTTCCCCAGATTTCAACATTAGTCTTATTCTTCATCGCAGCATAAAACTTATGAATCAACGATGGTATTACATGACCAGAAGATATGTTGAAATTGTCATTAATTCCGTAGATGTTACATGGAACCAAAGAAACAATGTTCATGCCATATTCTTCCCTATAAGCCATCGCTTGAACATATTGCATTCTCTTTGCATGTGCGTAACCATAATTGCTGTCATGGGGAGGACCATTAAAGATCTGATCAACAGTCAAAGGATACTTAACATTGTCTGGGAAAATACATGTCGAAAGAAATGAAGCAATTTTATCGACACCAGAAACTCTTGATGACTCAAACAAGTTTATAGTCATCATCAAGTTTTCGCGAAGGAATGTTCCTTTTTTAGCAGAGTTTGCACCTATACCACCGACTCTACCTGCACAGTGTATAACATTCCTTACTTGATTTTTTTCAAACCATTCGAATGTTGACTTGGGAGATAGTAAGTTAAGAACCGAACTGCTTGGTTTTTTACCACCATTCAGCGCAGTTCCAACCAGTCCAGAACCACCTGTTATTAAATAGTCTCTAGTCGAAAATATGTCTTGCGATTGCATCATCAACCATCTCTAAAGATTTCACAATTTCCAAATTATTCTTCACATGAGGCAACATCTCCTCATACAACTCTTCAGACAATGTATTTAGATCAAAATCTTCCGTGAACTTTATTATACCATGCTCATCAAAAAAGTCACCAACATTATCACATCCCCAGTAAATTGGAATAGTACCCGTTGCAAAACAATCTGTTAGTTTTTCTGTGTAATAATTATTCTCTTTCTCGTTCTCGATAACAAGGTGAAAACGATAATCACACAATCCATCTCTCTTGTCATTCCATTTTGTATTTAAATCGTTTGACATTCCTATCCGTGGTGATCCAAAAGCACCACCGAATAGATCTAGATTGGAAAGATTCTTTTCCGCTATCTTATGTCTAAATCGGTGTCCCTCACACATAACCTTGGGTGAACAGAACATTGATATACTCTTTGTCTTTGGGTAGATATTCCACCCATCTTCTGGAATCCAAGGAAGATTACTGACTGGAGGACAAAGAATAAATCTTTCGTCGAGATCTAATAACTTTTCACTACATGTAAATATTCCTTCAAAGTTCCCTTCTTGGAAAATAATTTTATGATAATGAAACAAAGCATCGACGACATCAGGAACAATAGACGTAGACTCGCAAACCCATCCATATCTTTTCTTACTAGAACCTTTATCTATCTTATTCGAGAACAAAATCGCTTTGTCGATTAGAATCTGATTCTCGACTGGATCCGAAGTCCACTCGAATGTTTTTGGTTTTTTGTTTGAGCATGTAGAATGATTTAAATCAAACCCAGCACCTATACATTGTATTCGATTCATAATATTCCTGTCGTTTGAGCATTCAAAAGATCACCATCAATTCCCATCTTCTTCAAAACTTCCACCTTGTCAGGAACGTCTGAAAGTCCCATTTCGATAACAGTGTGTTCATTCGAGTGACCTGGCCAGACACAATATGTTGGAGGGAATACTCCGTACATACAATCTTCCTTATGTCTTTCGAACATACCAAATAAAATCTCATGATCGAAATTCACATCCATCTGCTTCAAAACTTCAGACGCTATATGAATCCACTCCCCAAGAAATGACTTGGAAATTTCATTGTTCGCAAAGTACAAAGGAGATGCTTTCATCCCAGCCAGATTTGGTATCGAAGAGGAGAATGCTATGTCAACATTCTTCAAGTTTTCGTTATAAAAATCCGCCGGATACTGTCTAAAAATAGTATCGACATCAATCCATGTAACAGGTTGATTATGCTCTTGTAGTTTGTCGAGAATGAACTGGGGTTTTGAGAGACAATTAACTCGATAAGATCCGAGCGATTTCTTTTCTACCAAGTCCAAATCTATTTTTAGGTCAGAACAATTCTTTCGAAGTCGTTCAGCACATTTTTCGTAATAATCGTTGTCGTCACCTACAGTATAAAAACTAATCACTTTCATAAATCATTTTCCTATGTGGTATTTCGGTATCAACTCCCACTCATGCTTGTTCTTATGAGAAAGAATCTTTATCTGTCCCATACTCGCAAGAGGTTCCTTTATTCGATCTGTGTCGATTATATCACAAAGTTCCCATTCTTCAAGAAGTTTTGCAATAAGATTTCTTCTACCTACATCGCTCTCTGAGATGTCACTTTCTAATCCATCTAGAATAAACAATTCTTTGAAATGAACAATCGCATATTCTCCCTTCTTGTGAAGAATATGGCAAGACTGAAATAACTTATTCTCTTTTCTAGAAGAAACTCCCATCCTTGTCAGAGTTTCTTTTATGATCAGAAAGTCATCTTCATCTTCTAATTTAACTCGTACACCCAATCCTTTAAATACATCTTCCATGTTGTTATACCTCTATTCACTTTTTAGTATTTATACTTTAGTGATTTTTGAGGTAGATGTCCTTCAGTTCATCCAAGAACTCAGTCTTGAGCAGAGGAATAATCTCTCTTGCCTTAGATCTGGAGATCGAAAAATGCTTCATCACAACAGACATTTCATCAGTCATCTCGTTCTTATGAGTCTTGGAAAATCTCTTGTTCTTCCGAATGCTGTTGAGGTAATACTCATACTGCATTCGTTTCGGAAGTCCAGAATTCATGTTCATCAGATTGGCATGAAGAATTGTATCTGGAAAATAGGATAGACACCTATTTACGATATAGGGTAAATACGACTTTTCAGCAAACTCTTCGTTTTCTTGAAAGAGATTATTCTTCTTATGATTAATAGAATTTAGGAAATCACTCAGGTTCATTTCGTACAACCAATAGATCAGAGAACTTCACGACATCCACAACAAAATCACCATCCTTGTAGAAGGCACCATCATTAGATCCGAGTTTCCATAGAACCTGATCCCCAGGCTTTACATCGGTAACTTCTGGACCAACCGCATATACTGTACTCCAAACGTAGTAATTATCTTCAATTTGATTATCGGTGTAGATAATACCTTGCTCGGTTGTCTTCTTTTCCTTTAGAGTGGTTTCTAGTGCTACTAGATCTCTTACTGGAACAAACTTTTTCATGAATATACACCCCTGTTCTTATGAGGAAATTTTACATTTGGTACAGGAAGATCTAAAAACTGACAGAGTTCTTCCCATCCATCACCATTCTCCCAACAAAGTTCGATATAGTTATCACTATCCTTAAAATAATCTCGAACCATATCATTATGATTCTCATACCTTAAAATAAAATCTTCTCTATCTGGAATGTCTTCTTCACTCACACCATGCATCTTCCAGAAATTAATATCACTGTCTGCTATCTTATCAGAATTTTC